TCATTAAGAAGACGCACCTCACCACCTTCAATCTTAAAACGACTTCCTGCGTATCTACCAAAAATCACCCAGTCACCTTCTTCACACCAAGGTTTCCAGTTCTTAGTAGGATCCACAGGGTCACCAAATTTTTGGGGATCTTTGTATGCAAGGGGGCCGACTTTGAGCACAAAGCCACAAACTGTAGCAAGTGCCTCGCGTTCTATCGCTTGGTCGGGTAGGATAACGCCGCCGTCTGTTTTCTTTTTACCCTTAAAAGGTAATATCAAAATACGCCAGCCTGTCGGTTGCGGCAGTTTTTCTAAGGCAGGGGTTTCGGGGGTTTTTGCTTCTTTAGCTTTTTGTTTAGCAATATAATCTGGTACGAGAAGTGTTTTACTCATCTATATCTGACACCTTTTTTAGCAGGTCTTTAAGATCCTGTTCAGTTTGTGCAAGTTCACCGAGACGAGCTCGGAGTTCCTTGAAAGCAGTAAAGTCCGCTACAGCACCATGACAAATGGTTTCTTGTATTGAACTTTTCCGTTCGCGCATCATCTTAAGCATATTTTCATATATGTAAAGATCATTCGACATCAGTCAACGCTCTCATGCGTTTTACGAGCCGTTTAGCTCTATTCGGCACTTGATCGTGCCAGCGGCTATCTACCATCTCATCAGCAGCGCGATTCCAATCCCGTGCATCCACACCAGCTTTCATACCTTTAAATTTAGATAAGCGTGGTCGCCCCATGTTGAACATCATATTCGCGATGATAAGTTGGCACTCTTCTGGCAGCTCATCAAAATCATCATACAAAACTTTGCACTCATCTAGAGTTGAAGCGATGTCGAGACTAAATACTTGGCGTACTCGCTCTTCATCTACAGGGGTGCCTACCGCCTGACCATACTCAGGGTCTTGTTCTACTACGAGGTGGCCGATGCCGAACGTCGGCAACCCTAAATGATCAAGATACACTTCAAACTTACAGCCTTCATCCTCTGCAAGTTCTTCACGCAATTTGTCTTTGTTCATTTTTTCCTCTTACTCGCCGCACCACCACGTTTTTTAGCAGTTCGTGCAGCAGCCTTAAAATCTGCTGCGCTTGGTGCGCCCTTCTCTCCGGGTTTCCGCATACGCTTACCGCTTTTTCTGCGTTTGTGTATGTTTCTGTACAAACTCATTTTGTTAACCCTTTCGCTTTCTCATATGTCCGCATACCACCTAGCCCCAACATACCCATCAGCACTGTAAGTAAACTGCCCATATCAAACTCTGGGAGTTGTTCTGGTGTTACAGGTATTTCGGGGAAGGTCATCATCGCAAACACCACTATCGGGTGTAGGATAAAATGATAAGCAAGAGCAACACCACAAGTCCAGCCGATAAAAGGTCTCCAACCCGCAACGAATATACTTCTATGCTGAGCTTCTGCTTTATTGACTTCCACTTGAGCCATCGCTGACTCATGTGCATGTTTTTCAGCCATTGTAGCAATTTCATGAGCTAACTTCGCCTTCTGATCTTTGTCTTCAACAAACTTATCTAGCAGCCCTGTAACGGGGCCAATCAACGCTTGAATCATCTGTCATATATCCTTACTGTTTTAGGGTCTACGGTACGGGGTACACAATAAGCCGTAACTCTATCCTTTGGGTCTAAATACGCGCTGTATTGATAATTACCATACCGCTTCACTACTTGACTCGCATACCAGTTGCAATCTGTAATAGATCTCCAATACATATTTCCAGATTCTAGTTTGCGAAACTCACCCGTGCCTAAATACACAAGTAACAAAAACACATCCACGGTCATGCTTATTCGCCTTTGTGTTCATGCCCCATCCATATCCCAAAAACACCAGTCATGACACCCATCACAACAGAAACAAAAGCAGACTGTGAAGCTGTTGGCTCTGGTAAAGACATAAACCATTCAGCACACCGCCAAGACATAGCTGTGCTTACCAACATCATAAAACGTGGCAGAACCTTCCATTTAAGGAACTGCTCAACAGTTATCACTTAACACCCCTAAATTTTATTCCCCGTAGCGCAGCACCAGCTCCCCGTGAGATACCAGCATTTGTAGCTCGATTGCTAGTAGCATCCATCACAGCTTCGCCGCCTGAGGCGAGCTTGACGCCCCTGCCTTTGAGAATATCTGCCCGAGTGACTTTACCATCGCCTGTAAGGTCAGGGAATCCACCTTTTTTCATTTTCACTCTACCGCCTCCTGCTTTCTTTTTCCTCCCTGTTTTAGCATCATAGCCAAACTCGAGGAACATCATTTGCTCAATCTCTTGTACCTTATCATCATCGCCAGCGGCAATGGCATCATTAAGCTGGTCTTTAAGTTGTGCTACTCGTTCTGACATTTAGGCCTCCTTAAATACCCACTTTGGGTGTTTGCGAACCAAGCATCTGCTCACTATAAAATTCAAGCAAAGTTTTATCAGTGAGCGGGTCGGCAAACCCACCCATAGGCTTATCGCCCACTCTTTCCGGCATCGGGTTGTCGCCAAACATAGTAATAAGTGGCCTTGTATCAACGCCTTCAAATACTGATCGTGTAGGTGGAGTGAACACCCCAACATCTGATTGACTCTGCAGATAATTATCTATCTTGGCACGATTAAGATCTCTTGCTTTATCGCGCTCATACTGCTCCCCAAACATCCTATCCATGCGAGCATCAAACTCTGCATCAGTCTCTGCGGCATAATCAGGAGGAACAGATGTTGGTCTTGCTGCTATTCTAGTAAAACCACTCGGTGCGATAGTATTAGGTGTAAACTCTATTTCTGGTATTGGCGCATCATCTGGGCGACCTGTAAACTCGATGGAGGGTATCGTCTCGTTTACCGGAGATGCTGGCTCTGTGGCTGCTTGATTAGCTGCGAGACGGTTCGCAATAGTTACAGCTAATTGCGATGCCTGAGGCAAGCCAAGAGCTGTTGGCACTGCACTCAATATACCTAATGGGGTTTTTCTTCCTGGAACCACATTATCATAAACATTTTTTAAAAACGGTTTAGAAGTATCATACCCTATGGCTTTAAGTGCTTTGTCACCCACACTCGGTGAAGTAATACCAAAGGCCTCTTGTTTATCGCCATAACGATTCGCTAAAATATCTTGGGCATTTTGATTTGTATAGCTGTCCGCAAAAACATTTACGCCAGCATCAATATCACGATTAATTTTTTCTACGAGTGCTTCAATGCCTGAAGGCTGGTTACCCTCTGTACGGCTTCCAGGACCGTCTTGCCGACCTCTACCCGCACTAGACCTGCTGCTCCTACCTGCGCTGGCGCGGCCTCCCCCTCTACCACCACGGGGTCCTCCCCCACCACGCGAGCTGCTTCTGCCAGAAGGGTCTCTCGCCCTAGAAGATTCCCTTTCCCCCGCAAAACCGCGTGGCATTATTGTCCCCTCTGGTTTTGTTGCTGCCGTTGAATAGCGATCTGCGCTCGCATATTGGCAATATCCTCTGTTGAAGCTATGCGCTCACGGGCGATATCAGCATTTTCTTGGCGAGCTTGTGCATCAAGCTGAAGTTTTTGTTGATCAGTCTGGTTATCCATTTGCATTTCACGTTCGCGCAATGCCAACTCTTGTTTCTTAATTTCTACCAGCGGGTCACTCTGTGGCTGCGGCGGCTGCTGTTGCTGGAACTCTGCCATAAGCTGCGCTTGGATTTGTGCAATAGCTGCGGCCTGTGCTTCAGGTGGCTGTTGCTGCATCTGCGGGTTAGTAGCCATTTGTTGTTGATAAACAACTTGCGCCTTCATACCAATATGCTCGTAGATATGTTTTTCTAACGTCAGCAATATCGGCGGCTGCATTTGCGCTACCCGCGATTGCATATAAGCTAAATGCACAGCGATATGTGCATCATGGTCTTGGTCTGGGAATGCTTGCATTTTACCCTGCCCACCAGCCGCCTGACTGGCAAACTGGTTTTCAGCAGCAGGATCCATCGGCTGTGGTTGTGGCTCAGGTTTCAAAACCTGCTCAACATTATCTACACCTAATGCTTCGTATACTCGGCGATATGCCTCACGCAAATTGTGCATCTCTGGTGCAGCGGTAGCTAATTTGAGTTGTTCCTGTGCTAAAACTACCCTTTGTGACATACTGAAGATATTTGGGTCACTCACGGGGATAATATCTACCCGTGCGTCAAAATCAGTAGCCTTAATCTGCACATCGGGGCGAACTTCGTATGGATACGGGGTAGGGTCTTCAGCAAATAACCGTGCAAGCATCTTTAATTCTTGTTTCAGGCTCGTATGCAGCCTTTTATGCACCGCACTTATGATTTTTGCGCCACGTTCTAGTAGTGCGATGGTAGTGCCAACCGGCATCTCTTGTCTGCTATCACCAACACCAATATCTGTAGTGCCAATAAATCGTTGGGCAGACTCAATTACAAAACCCATTAGCTGAAACAGTGTGCCAGACGGCTCTTTGTAGGGCAAAGCCATCAAACTTGTGCGAATATCGCCTCCAGGAATGTCAATATCCCTAAATTCTCCCGGATGGAGAGGCATTTGTTCATCGGCAATCCGCAACCCGCGAGCTTTAAATCCTGCTGGCATATTACTCAGCGTTCCAGAGTCAATAAGCTGCCGTAAATTGGCCGTAGCTGTCCTACTCAAGTTTCCAAGCAGGTGAATTAGGCCAAAACCATAAAAACCAAGTCCTGGAGTGAACTTATATTGAACAAAATGAGGTATTTTCTTCTTCATTTTATCATTTTGTGCAAAATTTCGCCGCACAGACAAAACTTCGTCACTATCTGCGCTCACTGTGGCGATATAAGGCAGTTTTATGCCTGTTTCTTCATTATCCTCGCCTACATCGGGATATTCTTCAAGGTCTAGATAACAATGGCACTCATACAAAGTTACTTCTTCGCTATCACCAGCAGCTTCACGGCCTGATAATTCATCATAAGCCTCGCGCACATCGTCAGTTTCGGTAGTATTATCGCCTTTTACCTCTAAATCGCGGTAAAAACCGTTTACTTGGAGTTTACGAAGTTCATTTTTTGACATCCGAATGATGTGAGTCACACGTTCTGCTGATGCCAAATCAGTTGCCGTGTACGGTGCAACAATATCTTCAGCCGGAACAAACTTACTTACCGGCCTACCGAGCACATCATCACGGTAAATTTTCTTAAAAGCACTGCCACTCAAGCCCAAATAGTAAAGCATCTGGTCATATTCAGGCTCGTATTCTTCCATCTCATACATAATTTGGTAATTCATGTAATCTTGGACGCGTTTTGCCTGTGCTTCTACTTCTGGAGTAGCTTCACCAACAATATTTCCGCGCACTGGCCCACCACTGGGCAACATCTCTTTATATGCACCAGCTTGAAACTGCGTTACAGCTTCATTTAATATGGGGTGGATAACACCAGTAGCACCATCAAACGGTTCAGTACGGTTCTCATACTTCAAACCGAGTAATTCTAAACCGTTTGTATAAGTTTCTACCCATTCATCACGGCTAGTCTTATCATCATCAACACTTTGACTCACATAACTAGCAATATCAGCTAATGTATCATCACTCAGTGAATCTACCAGATTGCCATAAAAATCATCTGGCTCTTCACCCACTGGGCTATCTTTACCAAAAACTACCTCTACACCACCTTCTTCAGACGGCTCAACTGTAATTTCTAAAAAATCTGCTTCTTTCTCAAGCAGGGCATCTTCTACACCACTAAAGGTATCATCAGGGGCTTGGATTAAAGAACGGTCAATGTTACTCGGGCGCGGGTTTGTTGCCATCAGTAATATATCCTTTGCACAGGAACAGCTTCATCTTCTTCATAATCTTCGGGGTGCTGTATAAATCCACCCTCTCTAAATCTGCGTAAGGCTTGGGTAACTGTGTCAACGTAATCGTCGTGCTCTCCCGCAGGAAACGCCGCACACTCTTCTACGACTTCTTCTGCCCAACGTGTATCCGGAGCCCATACTAAACCACTTTCAAACAACGGCGCAATAGAGTTGACTCTTGTAAACTTATCGTTACCTCTACTCGGCGTATAATTCATCACAGGTATACCCATATTGCGTAATTCTTGAGTAAGCGGCATACCACTGGCTTTTGCTTCAATCAATACACACTCTGGTTCCCAATACTTATACTCATCTAAAGCTAATCGCCGTAGCTCGGGGAAGTCCCACCTACCACGTTTAGCATCAACTAGAATAATGTTTGGTGGTCCACCTTCCTCTGGGTGGAAAACACCCCATGTGGTAATCGCACTGTAATCAGCAGTCTCTTTTTTACTAAACGCTGTATCATAAGACTGCATCACATATTCTAAACGTGGGATATCTTCTTTCTGCCACACCTGCCACCAATCACGTTTCAGTATCGCGGCAACATCGCCAGTAG